TCGTCTTTGTCGCCATCAATGACCTTGCGGCCTAAAAACTTCTTAGGAATATTATTTTTATCTCTGAATACTACCGCCATGTTGGCGCCGTAGTTGTTGGCATACTCTATAACCTTGTCTCTATATGTTTCATTAGCTTCTGAATAAGACAAGGTTAGGTGGTAGTTGCTAGGCCAGTCTTTGGCTACTCGATTATAGACCTTGGTATAATCATAAAACTGAATAGCAGGATAGTCTCTAATAATCTTTAGCCAGTTATAGTCGCTTGTCCCATTCAATCGCACAACGGGTTTTATATCTTTACGTTCGCAATACTTCTGGAACTTGTCCAAATCTTTACGCAATAGCGCGTCAAATTCTTCTGGTACTTTTAACAATAGCTTAGACTTTCTGTGCCTAGCAGCTTGTACGTTGTTGAATGCGCCACGGCCAGCGGTATTAAGACAGCCAGTTTTACATCCCGCAAGCCGTGCCATAGGGCAAAGGAAATCATCCGGCAGTAGATACATAATAGCCGTTAGATACTCCGAACCATCGCCTTTGATTGTCTTTGCATTATTGCCCACGCCTAATAATTTTAAACCGTTCACCTTTGCCATTGTCTTAGCTCCTAACTAAAAAAGTAGTTTGTTGTATAATGTACGCCCACAATAAAGGCGGCTGTGAGGATTGCAAGGATTAAAGTATTTAAATTGAACATTATCGCTTACTCCGTTTTGTCAGCTTTGCCGCTAGTGCTTCGAATTGTGCTTCTGTTTTGAATAAGGAACAAAACGAAAGATGATCCTGTTCCATATTGTTTGCGTGGTTTTGCAGCTCAATAAGGTTATATTTTGTCAGCATTTCGTTTACATTTATCATTTGCTTACCCTTGTGGTGGTGGTAGTGGGGAAAGCTTTAACACTTCCCCCGTGTTACTACATTGCGTCTATTTTTTGAACAATTCTTTTTAGTGTCTTTTTCGAGTTCGAGGTTAGTTTTTCAAAATTGTTTTTCAATTCCATATTGTCTAAATCTTTTATGGATTTAATGAAATTAGATGCTTGTTGTGTTTCTTTAGAGTTCAACATTGTTTTAATTTCCTTATGAGTTTGGTTAATGTTTTAACATTGGTGTATTCATAATAGAACATATGAACAAATGAACGTCAAGGATTAAATTAATTAATTTATACTTTTTTTTTATAATCATTCGGCGTCTATATAATATACAAAACCATAAGCATGGAGCTATGCATTAAGCGCATGAGTTATGCATTAGCTATGCGGATAAACCTGGAAAGCTTGGGGATTGTGTGGTGTGAAGACATAAGAAGAAAAGCATCCTTTTACATAAGGAATTCTTTATATACATACAAGCATAAGGATATCTTTATATATGGGGGAGGGGTATATACTCTAAGTGAGCATAAGGGGGCATGTGGTGCTTTCTGTATGTTCACGTTTTGTTCTCTCGACCGTTTTGGTCAGGACACGCAAGCCATCATTTAAATCTAGACAACCTGAAAAAGGGAAACGCTGAACGCTCTACGGATTTTCTAGGGATTTTTTTAGCTATACCCCTGCAAAAAAATTTTGCTTTGTTGTATTATATATATATGCCTATGACATATACAGACCAAAAATACAAGGCTTGATAAACCTACTAAAATTCAAACAAAAAAAGAGGTGCATCCAATCTAGGAAACACCCCCTTAGTTTATTTTCAGCAATTCACGTACAGTAAAATTAATTTTAAAAATAAGGCTTGTTAAACTTTTTTATTATGTCGCTATATATATAGATATTATATAAACTCTATGTAACAGGTATTCTAACTTTATCTTTATTATTATTATTTATTATCTTCTAACTGCTATTAGAATTTCTACTCTGTAGTGTCTCTATATATATAATTATAACAGACAAAAATAACATTATCAAGAAAAAATAATAAAAAAATAAAAATAATATATTAGTGTTGCATTTATGCAACAGCGCTACCATATAAGAATGTATTCAAAAAAGGTATGAGTAATGGGTATAGTGTGTACTGACAGTCTTTTTGTTGTCTTCATAAGGGGAGGGTGTTAGAATAATATTTTTAAGATAATGTAAGAGGTATTGTCATGGACAAAGATTGCGATAACAAAGAAGACTATTGTACTTGTGGGAAACTTCATATAGAACATACAGAGGGAGACTGTAACTGCAAATGCTGTAGAGAAGAGAGAGCAGCTAAAGAAAGAAAGTAAAACATGTCATTGTCAGAAGACCATAAGGAAGAGAAGGATGGCGTCACCCAGCTAACTGCTAGTCAGGAAGAAGCTATACAGGAACAAGAGTTTAAGTACGCTACACTTCTTCAAGTAAGAAATAATCTAAAAGATATAACATCGTCAAAGTGTGAGAGCGACTTCTTAACATTTGTTAAGTTAATGGCACCTACCCTGATATCTGATTGGGAGATGGGTAAGCATATTGAAGTTATATCAGACAAACTGCAGAAGGTAGTAGATGGTAAAATAAAACGCCTTATGGTGTTTCTCCCTCCTCGTAGTAGTAAGTCAGTAATATGTTCTAAGTTATTCCCTGCATGGTACATAGGTAAAAATCCTAACCATGAGATATTGACAGTCAGTCACTCTGATCAACTATCCAGTGACTTTGGTAGATCAGTCAGGGACATAGTAGGAACAGAAGAATTCAGAGATATATTTCCTGAAGTAAACCTTAGACAGGATGTACGGGCAGCAGGTAAGTGGAAGACAAACCTGAATGGCAGCTACTATGCTGCAGGTGTTCGTAGTCAGATCGCGGGTCGTGGCGCACATGTAGCTATTCTTGATGATGCAATGTCAGAAGAAGATAGTTTCTCTGATGCAGGTAGAAGGTATATTAAGCAGTGGTGGCCGTCAGGTTTACGCACACGTATCATGCCTAATGGTGCAATAATTATTATTAATACTCGTTATCATTATGATGATCTTTGCGGGTGGCTGCTAAAGCAACAAGATAAGTTTGATATAGATACAGATATTCGTTGGGATGTAGTTAGTATACCTGCATGGGTAGATGAAGATTCCAGTAAGTTACTAGGCTTGCCTATAGGAACAAGTTACTTTCCTGAATGGAAAAGTGATGCAATTTTAAAACAAGACGAGATGGAGATAAGGTCTACTAATGGATCAAAGTACTGGGAAAGCCTGTACATGCAGAATCCTACTCCTGATGAAGGTAGCTTAATTAAGAAGGATTGGGTTAGCTGGTGGGAGTATGGTGATCCTCCTGGCTGTGATTTTATTCTACAGACATATGATACAGCGTTNTCTACAAAGACAACCGCAGACTATTCAGTAATACAGACATGGGGTATATTCTATTTCCATGATGATAATTCGGAAACAGGAGAAGAAAACGTAGCCTCTAATATTATCTTACTGGGAAGTAAAAGAGGCAGATATGAGTATCCTGACTTGAGGAGAATAGCACAAGAAGAATATAAAAGACATAGGCCAGATTTTTGTCTTGTAGAAAAGAAGGCTAGTGGACAGTCTCTGATACAGGATATGCGTAGAAGTGGTTTGCCTGTACTGGAGTATACTCCTGATAGAGACAAGGTTAGTAGAGTTATCTCTGCATCTCCTATGCTAGAGTCAGGAAGGGTATGGCTACCAGAAGGAAAAGGTTGGTCAACAGAACTTTACGAAGAGATGATAATGTTTCCATATGGTAAACATGATGATCAGGTTGACGCCATGACAATGGCAATACATTATGTAAAAGATAGCTGGCGTTTAGAGCATCCTGATGATCCTGATTGGGAGGATGATCAAGGCTATAGAAGTCAGAAGCGAGTTGCATACTGGCGAGTTTGAGACTATAATTAAAAAATTATTTATTTAGCAAAGGCAATATACAACATGGCAACTGAACGTAATCCCTTTGATCCTATCCCACAAGTTCAAGTTACTCAAATAAAGCTTGAACCAGAGGGAAACACAGAGCAAGAAACTACTATTGAATATGATGATTCTGACGGCGGTGTGATAGTAGAGTTTAAAAACCCAGCAGAAGAATTATTGTCTGATGAACAGATAGAAGAAACTGATGATGAGTTTTACAGAAACTTAGCAGATGAAATAGATGATGATGTTCTTCAAGATATCTCTCAAGAAGTTTATGATAATTTTGTAGCAGACAAAGATAGTCGTGGTGAATGGGAGAGTATGTTTGAGCGTGGCTTCGATCTTCTTGGTTTGAAGTTAGAAGAAACCTCAGAACCTTTTGAGGGAGCATGTACAGCAGTACATCCTGTTCTTATTGAGTCAGCAGTCAAGTTTCAGTCTAAAGCTACACAAGAATTATTTCCTGCCAGTGGACCTGTTAAGTCTCAGATCATAGGAAATGTATCTGAAGAGAAAGAAGATCAGGCACAACGTGTAGAAGAGTTTATGAACTATCAGGTTACTGACCAGATGTCAGAATACTTTGATGAGTTTGAACGTATGCTCTTTCATCTACCTCTGATAGGTTCTGCCTTCAAGAAAATCTACTTTGATTCAGGTTTAAATCGTCCTGTATCTGAGTTTGTCCCTATAGATCAGTTCTATGTATCCTATTATGCTACAGACTTACGTCGAGCAGATAGGTATACGCATGTAATTTACCGTTCTCCAGTAGAGATGCGTAGAGATATTGCTGCAGGTATGTATGGAGACGTAGAATTACCTGATGCTTCTGCGCCAGAGAGCAGTGCTATGTCTCAAAAGATGGATAACATTATGGGTTTATCCCCATCGGGAGACAACGATCCACAATATGTACTGCTAGAGCAGCACTGTTACCTAGACTTAGAAGGCTTTGAAGACGAAGAAGATATTGCTCTTCCCTATATTGTCACCATAGAAGAGAAAAGCAGGAATATTCTGGCTATTCGTAGGAACTATGATAAAGATGATCCGCGAAAAGAAAAGAAAATCTTCTTCACACACTATCGTTTTGTCCCTGGATTCGGTTTTTATGGTCTAGGTCTAATACATTTCCTGGGTAATCTTACTATGACAGCGACTGCAGCTATGCGTAGCCTAGTAGATGCTGGTCAGTTTGCTAATTTACCTGGAGGTTTCAAAGCAAAAGGTATGCGTATTGTAGGGGATAATGATCCTATATCTCCTGGTGAGTTTAAAGAAGTAGAAGCTACAGGTAATGATATCTCTAAGATGATTATTAACCTGCCTTACAAAGAACCTTCTCAAACACTTCTACAGATGCTCAACTTTGTAACTGCTACAGCACAGAAGTTTGCAGATAGTACAGAACAAGTTATAGCTGATGGTGTAAACTATGGTCCTGTTGGAACTACAATGGCTTTGTTAGAAGCCAGTAGTAAGTTCTTCAGTGCTATCCATAAGCGTTTGCATAAATCTCAGAAAGAAGAATTTAAACTCTTAGGAAGAATTAACTATGAGTATCTTCCTTCAGAGTCTATGTGTGATATTCCTAATGGTACATTAAAAATATATCGTGATGACTTCGATGGCAGGATTGATATTATTCCTGTGTCTGATCCTAATATACCCTCCTCTGCCCATCGCATGATGATGGCACAACTTGCACTACAACTCTCTCAGTCATCGCCCCCAGGCATGTTTGACATTGAAGAGCTAAATAAAACAATTCTTAATGCAGCGAATATTCCTAATCTAGATAAGATTATGCCAAGCAAACCAAAACCTGTTCCGCTTGATCCTGTAAG